TGAGGTGCAGGTAAGAGTTGCCCCAATAGGCATAAATCCTGCATCTGCCGTTCTTAGTAACGCAACTGCATTTTCATAATTTATGAGCTACATACTTGTTAAAGATTTAGGCGGCAAAGACCGTGGGTTAAAGTTTAATATGGGCGCCGTAGATGTTTACTGGCAGAACTTAAATTTTGCCGCCTTCGCCGCTGCATCCATTTACGTTTCATTCTACGCCGGATTAGTGGGTAATGACATGGTGAAAGGCATAGAATCGGATTATACCCTTGAAGATGTTTCTGAGTGGGTTGATAAGATGTATGAAGCTGGCCGCCAGGATGAAATAAAACAAGTGTGCGATCTGTTTGCCAATACGAGGGCATACGCTGACAGGCTGGAAAAGATCAAAGAAAAATTAGCGGAAATGGCCAATGAAGGAAAGGAAGTGGATGAAGGCGATGAAAAAAAAAGCTAAACGCATGCGAATCGCTATTTGAGGCGCACAAGTTTGCATTTGGTCGGTTAGGATGGACGCCGGAACAGTATTATAAATGTCTTCCTTACGAGTTCTTTGCTGCTGTTGAGGGGTATTTAGACCGGTTATCGGATTACGAGCGAATGCATAGGAATGTTGCAATAGTGGTTTACGGAGGACTTGGTGGCAAAGATCACATTGAAAAGACATGGAAGATACGGGGTGATAGAGTAGGCCAAAAGGCTAAGATTGTACCCGATAAGAATTTGAAGATTGACATACTAAAGGCTCACGGCCTTGATCCAAAAAACTACACAATATCCTAAATGAGCCAAATTGCAGACTTGAAGGTTAAGGTTTCGGCGGATATATCCGAATTAAAAAGCGGGTATGACAAAGCAACATCAACCACCAATCAGTTTGTAAATAAAACCACACAATCGCTTTCAGGGTTACGAACAGGCAGCAACCAGGCGAGCCAATCTCTTATAAATTTAGGCAGGGTTGCTCAGGATGCGCCATACGGGTTTATAGGCATCGCCAATAACATTAACCCATTACTTGAATCGTTTCAAAGATTAAAGGCCGAAACAGGCAGTACAGGATCATCAATAAAGGCGCTTGGCGCATCGTTACTCGGCGCTGGTGGTATTGGTATCGCCGTCAGCGTTGTATCGTCTTTGTTAGTAGTATTCGGCGATAAACTTTTTGGCGGCAGTAAAGCATTGCAAGCTATCAACCTTGACTTAATTACATTTAGCGAGGTAATTAGAACTGCCGAAAATGATCTGAAGGAATTTAACAAGGAATCAGACTATCTGCAGAAACTTAACAACGCAAATATTACTGAAAGATTTGGCAATGATTTCAATGCTAAGTTACTAAGTGCAAAGGCCGGGTTTATCGCAATCGGGGAGGAAATCGTAAAGACCGAAGATGCAATTAAAACGCTTACCGATAATTCAAACTCAGCATTTAAGTTTTTCCTTGATAATGCAACCAAAGACACACGGGCTTTTGTTGGCACGTTCAACGGCATTACGTCGGCAATCCCGGATGCGCTTATAGGCAAGTTGCCCGAAGATCAGCAGGCGTTGGTTAAGGCTATAAAAGAAACTGACAAAGCCCTGGTTGATCAACAACTCAGGCTTAAAGATTTAACACGGGAAAAGGAAATCGCAGCCGCATCAAACCGGGCTATCGTTGCTGAAAACAGAAGGGATGAGGCGGAAAAGTCAAGGCGTGAATCGGAAAGGCTTGCAAGGCTTCCGAGCATATCCAAAACCATTGCTGAGTTAGGCCGGGAGCTTGATTTTTTAAGTTCTAAAGAAATAGTATTTAAGACATCAACTACGCCTGAAAAAATACGAGCCATTACGTCAACTATTGAAAAGCTGATAAAGGATTTTAAGGTAGCGCCGAATGACACGTTGATATCTAAATTAATCGGCACGCAATTCAGTGATTTATTTGGCAAGAATGCAGCACAGGCTGTTAAGAATATCAGCGATTTACAAGTTAGATCCGCAATAAAAGAAAAGCTGGAAAAGATTGCCAGCGGGCCTAAAGATATTATTCCATTAAACGCAGAATTTAAACTACCGGATGGCGCATTGCCTAAACTACTTGTTGACGCATCGGGCCAGATAGAAACATTTTTCTCCGGCCTTGCTAACTCAATCGCTAACGGATTTGGAGAAACTATTGCGGGCGTTCTTTCCGGCACATCAAGTATTGGCGATTTCTTTAAGGGTATATTCTCATCGCTTGGCTCAGGGCTTAAACAGCTTGGCGCCTATTTCATTAAAACAGGTATTCAAATTAAGCTGGTAAAAAGTTTCTTATTAAAGAATCCCGCCCTTGCTATTGCAGGCGGTATTGCGCTTGTGGCGCTCGGTTCACTTATTCAATCTCAAACAAATATACCCGGCTTTGCAAACGGCGTTCAAAACTTCCGTGGCGGCCTTGCCGTAGTTGGTGAACGTGGACCCGAGTTGGTTAATCTGCCAGCTGGCGCATCAGTTACACCGAATCACATGCTCGGTACGGTTTCAGCCGGTAGCGATAGAGTACAGGTTACCGGGCGCATCGTTGCCAGCGGCAAAGACTTAGTTGTACTAATCGATAATTCACGTCAATCACTTAATCGTCAGGTTTGAGTTACGGATCAATATACGAATCAATATTTGAAAGCAGGTCAGGTGAGATTTATATCATTGACATTCAAAAACTGGGCTATTCAGGCTCGGTTACTGATATCGTATGCGCTACAGCAAGGCCGTGCGTTCACCGTCATCAGCAGGACGATCCAAAGGCGCCGGTTAGCGGGGCAACGGTTGAGTTTAGTTTTCTGAATGAAAACGGAGCTTTACCATTAAGTACATTTTATTCAGTCATCGACAACGAATACAGGGTTGTTTTGTCATGGCGTGGGCAGCCTTTATTTATAGGCTTCTTTGTGCAGGATGATTGTGAGGAAGAATTGATCGATGGTACGCACGAAATAAAAATAACGGCTACCGATAACCTTGGATTACTCAAAGACGTTCCGCTAAACAACGCAGCTGATTTATTCGGCACGCGTACAGATTACACCGCAGTAATGGACGCGGGCGGCACAACTATCAATATAACTGCAACCATTCCCGTTAATAACGGCGATTTGATACAGATTGAGGACGGTACTGTAATTGACGGCACATACAAAGTACTTTCATTTTATTATTTAGGGCCGGTTACAACACTTACACTTGAAACACCTGTACCGTATTTATTAACCAGCACGTCCGTAGATTTTACGGTCATCCGCCCGGTTGATTTAACGGAGCGCATCAGCCTGGCTAAAATTATACGGCTTTGTTTATTATCTACCGGCCTTGAATTAATCACGTTTGCATATACAAACATTGTTCCTTCAAACGCTCAAACAGACCGCTTTTTAGAACAAACCTTAATTAGCGGTGAAACGTTCCTGAGCGGCACAAAATACGATGATTGTTATACAGTACTTGAAAAAATAATGCGCCGGTTCAATGCGTGTTTATTTCAATCGTTTGGAGTGTGGAATATTCAACGCTGGAGCGAAATGAGACATTATAACCGCGCAACTGTTCAATGGAAGTTTGACATTGATATGAATTATGTAAGTGCCAATTATTTTGACGGCACATTTACATACGGCAATGGCGATGACATACAAACTGGCATCACAGCATCAATACTCAGGCCGTATAAATTCGTAAAAGATACTTTCAATTATAAGCAGCCGGAAAACTTACTGAAGAATTATAACCTGCAAATTTTAGGAGAAAGGATAACATCGTACACGGTAGGGGCCGAAACTTACACGGAATATAAAATGCCGTTCTGGAATGACGGGCCATTTGCGCCGATTCCAGACAGGTATATCCGCGTGATCACTGATGCGCTGGGCAATGAAATTACAAGGTACGCAGTGCTTACAGGCGCAACCGGCGATAGTCCGCGTTCGGCAGAATCATCGCCAATAGAAATAGTTGAGGGCGATACATTCAGACTTTCTTTTTCATTCAGAACAGACGTATCGCAAGCCGGTGCAGTAAACGCTGTTTTTTCCGTTCGTCTTTTCAACGGCGCAATAACAAAATATTTAGGCGATGCAGGAGAGTGGAAAAACGTATCAGGCTATACCTATACTGTCGTTTCAGGAGATAATACAAACACATGGCACACGGTAGAAATAACCGCTAAGGCGGCGCCAATCAGTGGTCTATTATATATATACCTTGGCGAAGAAACAGCAAGCTCATCTGATCAGACTTGGTATAAGGACATCCAATTTGAATACAAGCCAACGGTAAACGATTCAACTATAATTATTGGCCATACTCACACTGATTCGCAAATACCAAAAATAAGCAACCGTTACGATGAGGAAATACATTTAGATGATAGCCCACGCAATAGCATACAGGGCACGCTATTCCTTGTTTCATTCCTTGATAATATCAGAGCACGTACAACCATTTGGGATAAACGTCTTGGCAGCGGCGAAGAATTAAGGCTTGGCCAACTGATCAAAATGGAGCGGTTGTTTTGGAGGCGCAGGCCGCGTACAAAACTAAACGGAACGTTTGAAGGGCTGGTTAAAAACGGCAAGCATATTCAAAAGAATATCTGCCTGAGATACAACAGCGAGCCGGGCAAAAACTTTGTGCTTGGCACAATGGCTATCGATTATAAAAACGACGAATTTTCGTGTACGGCATACGAGGAATATGAAGATGGAGAGGCGGACAGCAGCCTGGTTGACTATTATAAATTTCAATACCTATACCAAAATAAATGAGTTTAGTAAAAGGCGATAATGTACTTGTTTATTTCTATGACGGCGGGTTGTGGAAGCTATACGCATGCGGCACAACGTGTACGCTTAACGTGTCAACTGAGTTTATTGAAACAAGCATTTTAGGATCAGGCAAAAACAGAACATATGTGCCAACGTTTAACAGCTTCACCGGATCAATATCTGGCCTTGTTCACCTGAATATTGTAAACACATTAGCACTACCTGACCTGCGTGCAAAGCAACTTAATCATGAGAAATTATTAATGCGTTTCCAGCGCACCGCAAATGATACCACCGTGTACACAGATGAATGTTACGTGTATATAGCAAATAGTTCAGACGATGCGCCAACGGGCGGTGTAAATACATTCACCGTTGAATTAAGGGGCACGGGCGCCATCACACAAATATTCACGCCTACGGCAGTAAATCCAAATTCAAAAGTGAAAAGAACAGCTACATGGATAAGTACAGGCGGCGAGACGTCGCACGTATTCAGCGAATTAATCGGCAAAGATGTGTTGGAGGTATCGATAGATGCCCGTGATGCAACTAAAATTATTACCACAGGTACGCCTGTTGAAAACGAAGTAAAGTTTACCGTGGCATCGGGTACAATTACTTTCCCTT